TAAACTATAGTGAGATGGGGCGCTTGACCGCCCCATCCCTATATTTATCATCAATCACGATGTGGTGTTTGCTTCCCAGTACTGTACCTGGAATTCAACAGTGAATCGTTCAATCTCGTCGTTAGCGCCATAAGAAAGATCGATTGGAGAGATAGCAGTTGGGAAACAACCTCTGAATGTGTATCTCTTGATAATCGATTCGTCTCTATCTAGCTGGTCAACCAACAGGTCAGCTTCATAATCAGCTGGGTTTGTAAGACCTGTGTTTGTTGAGTGAGCGTTCATACCATTCATCCAACGCTCCATTGCATTACGCACAGAGAAGTTTGTATCGTTAATGATTGTTGGTGTCCATGTATCGAATACACGGTCACCTGCAACCTTTAACTGACGTCCTCTGAACGGAACAATAATTGGAGCCATTGTTGATCCAGGCAACTGAGCTGCTTCACACATGAAGGATGTGAGTTCAGCATCTCCCCCGGCATAACCGGGGAAGTTTAGTGTTGCCTTGAATAGGTTTGGTCTAGCGCCACCACCACGTAATTTTGCTTTAAAATCGTCTACTGAAAGAACCATTTGTTTTCTCCTCTGACGCTATTATACCAAGCCAACTACTTCATCAAAGTCAACGCCTGTTCTTACACCCACGAAGTTAAGTGTGATGTAGTTGATAGAACGTGCTGGCTTGATAAAGATGCTAGCAATGAATTCATTACGATCGATTACGTCAGCTGTGTTATTTGTTTCATCGCAAACAACGCGGAAGTCTGTGATACCACGACGACCTTTGATGTTACGTAGGAATGGCTCCACGATGTTAACAAATTCTGCTCTGGTGAATTCATCGTTGAATTCGAATAGAGTAGATTCTGCAGCACGAGCAATCGCTCTTTCGATTACTAGGAATAGACGACGAACATTGATACGATCGAATGCACTTGGTCTACCTAGCTTTGTTTTGTCTCCATAAAGAAGAACGCCCTGACCAGGAATATTAGCAATTGGGTTAATACCTGCTTTATATAGGGTATCTCTCTGAGACTTAGTTGGTGTATATGACAGACCAGTAATTCCTAGTAGCTGACCACGTCTTGAACCTGCTGGTGAATACCATGGAGCAAAGTTAAGATCGGAAGCAGCCATAATACCTGCTGTTGAAGAAGCAGCTGGAATAAAGCGATACTTGTCATTATACTTATCATATACTTTGAGGTAGTTGTTATCGACAACAAGATATGATGAGCTTGTGAAGGTGTTTGCTGTTGTAACAGCTGAGCCAACTGGATCGGAATTGTTAACAATGTCAGATCTTGCTGGTGAGGTTACAACCACACAGTCTTTACGAGTCTGCTGAGCAATGCCTACTAGATCATTAACAATCGTTGTCTGATCTACCCTAGCGTTCATTCCTGGTGCAATCAAGAAGTCAATCTCGATAACATCTTTGTCTTCAAATAGATCAAAGCCAGTTGCGTATTCTTGGGTGCCTAGAGTTGTAGAGTTAACACCACCTACAAACGAAAGTGTAACAGCATCATTGTGGGCTGAATCGAATGTAACAGCATCAGCTGCGTTCTCACCCCAGTTTCCACCTGCACGACCATCGGCGTCTGTTGCCCAGATGTATCTTGATCTTGCGTTAATAACATCCTTATAGAAGTTAGAAGATCCATCTTCGTTCTTTGCATCTGCTGCTACAGAAACGTAAGGATATGTCTCAACAACCTGACCAATAGTACCTGTTAGTAGACCGTCTTCATCAACTACAACAACATGAATCTCGTCGTTAGAAGAGCTTCTGCTTGCTGCAAAACTTGATGTGCCAGGAGCTTGGTCAAATGATGTTGTGTACGCCCAGTTGTCAAACGCTGAGTCTGATGTAGAAACAGGGCAGTATGATACCTTCAAGCTGTTACCTAGTGAGCCAGGATACTTAGCTACGAATAGTGGATCTGATGCACCACCGGCAGCAAGAGTAAGCTCCTGCGACTCAAAATCTGCATCATTCTTAATGATTGTTGTGTGGCCGCCAGCAGAGTCAAATGCAGTAACGTCGACAGCTGAACGAGCTTCTTCTGTTACTTCACGGACTACCTGCAGGGCGCCAGAATATCTTAGAAAGTATGCTGCTGACAAATAGTCAATAGCACTTGAATCGCTGGGTGTTGCAAACACGGAAGCAAGAGTTGCTTCGTTGTCGATCTTTACAGGATCTTCTACAGGACCCCAACGAAAGTTGCCAACAAAAGCACCAGTTGTTGATTGAACATTGGGAACAACACTGGTTAAATCAATCTCTTTGACTACTACTGCTGGCGACTCGGAAGGTGTGAAAATTGCCATATTTTTTTCCTTTTCCAATGTCTAATTATATGGGTTGCATAATAAGGAGTTCATTGTAACTATTTATAATTATGACATTTTAGAACTGATCTTCGTACTGTTTATGATCAATTGCCCACGGATGTGGATGATTTTCTATTTCTTCCATGTAATCTGTACCATCATCGATGAAACCAAATGGTAACACATCATCTTCAATTTCTTTTGTCTTTTGCTCGAACAGCATCTGTTTTAGGTCGACGTCTGTAAGATCACCAAACTGTTGAGTGTTTGCAAAGTATCCAAACATCACAAGATTCATCATAAGGTCATCGTGGTTTCCATCACTTGCCTCATATGATTGACCTTTAGCTACAAACGTAGACATCTCGAGGATTGTGTGTTCATCCACAATTTCTATTTTATTGGTTTCTACAATATCCTTGATAGCTGAACATCCAAGTCTTTTGACTTTTTTGTTCATCATCACGCCAAGGCCATTTGCTTTGATTGCAGATTCCATATGTAGATTTTCATATTCTAAATCATGATATAGACCGTTACAGACCATAGCTCCTTGATCATTATTCTCTACGATTACATATGCTTCGTTGTAAACCTTTGCATACTTCTCGATAATGTTAGGGAACAAGATTGGCGATATTCTATTGTTTCGATATGTAGCTACTTGTTTGAATGGTTTAGTAGATGTGTCAATAATATTGAATGTTGAGTAGTCACCACCAACACCCTTTGATACGTCAACAGTCATAATATAGAAATGATCCTTCTCTGGCTCTGAGTATATCTTAGTGCACCCACCATCAAACTTTGATATGGGCTGCTTAGATCTCAGACCCAGAAGAGTCTGACCATCAATTAGTGTATCGCCTGTACCGAAGAATGTATTGCCGAATTCTTGATCAAACTGCAGAGGAGAAGTGTTCTTGATTGTTTGTTCTTTCCACGCTTCATCTCTACCTGGAACGTCCCACCAGTCAACGCGGAATGGTTTATACTCGTTGACACCTTGAACAGCACCTTCCCAGATCTTATGGAACATGTTGCCAATGCCGTTTGCTGTTGAAGTAATGATGACCTTTGTTTCTTTACCGGATGAAATAACTGGGTATGTAGATGTATAGAATTCAGTTGCATTCTCAACAAATGCGAACTCGTCCAGGTACAGAAGGTTGACAGACATACCACGAATCGAGCTACCAGATGTAGCGGCAGATACTATACGACTGTTGTTACTAAATTCTATCGATCTCTTGTTAAGAGCTTTTGTTCCTGGCTGTAAAAAGAATGGCAGGTTCTCTAACATAAGAGTAATTCTACCAAGCATTTCTTGTGCAGTAGATCCTTTGTTAGCAAGGATAGCAACAGTCTTTTCAGGGTTGAATATAGCAAACCAAAGAAGATAAGCTACAGAAGAAATAGACTTACCAGACTGACGACAAGCTAGTACAACACTAAAGCGATTGTCGTTAAAATGGTTGAACATCTTTTCTTGATAGGGGTACAACTTGAAAGGCACAAGTCCCTTATCAAGGTGAATAACTTTACAATAAGTCCTAGCAAAATAGCTAGGATCTTTCATGCACTTGACATATTCTTCTATTTCGTGCTGGGTAAAGTTATGGGTAACACCATCGCGTTTTACGTTGATGTTACCATTATATGAATCATTCATCTGGTCTATAATTAGTAATGTCTATTACGTTACTATCTTCTTGTTTATTGCCACTTAACAACATACGTTGTAAATCTGCCGTTGATCCCACGAACAGGTTGTTAGTAGTGTTGCCTGCTGGAAGCTCTTTTAGATCGCTCTTACAGATGTCTTTTTTCTTCTTATGAAGATCTAGCAGATTACCGTTGATGTCTGCCATGTTTTTCATCATACCAGAAAGAACTTCAAATGCTCTAGGGTGCTCTGTAGCACGAGCAACGTCCATCATATCCTCTAGTGCCTCTGATCCCTTTGCTAAAAGATCATGATAAATTCGTCTAGAGTATTCAAAATCATTATCAATATTTCCGTCAGAGTCTTTCATATCTATGCACTATCATCAAAAGCAGGATCAATAACTATGTTAAACCCATAATCGCTATCAGGACTAACATCAGCTGGATCTGGTGTTACAGTAATCGTCTCAAGCAGGATATCCGAATCTGCAAGACCGGCTGCCTGATCATAAACCTTAGTGATTGCGGTTCTAATGATACTTGTGTTAGCAACAGGACCGTAGAAACGAATTTTCATTTCGAAGTCAAGAGTATATATAATTGTTCGTCTTTGCTCTAGCGCACCTTCATAATCATCTGTAAATGATACGCCTGTAAGAGTGATCGGAACATCTTCTTTTAGATCAGCATAATCATCAAAAGGTTTGATTGTCAGAGTATACTGAGGCGAGAAGTAAGGCACAATCTGCTCAACAACCTGCAAGGCATCATCTTGATTCTTTGCATAGACATTCAGCTGGAAGTTAATTGTGTATGGAACAAATGCGTTAAACTTTGCTCTTGTTGTATTGCTAGATCCCACAAGGTTGTAGTTTGCCATTTTGTTGATTGTTGTCTGGGGTTCGTACTGGAAGCTAACAATCTCAAAAGACATCCTAGGTAGCTTGATTGCTACTTGAGTGTCGGTGTCTAGATCTGGATTCTGTCTAATAC